CTTTAACGATATCGTTGTCAAAATTAGATATTTAGGTATATCAACAGTTTAAGTTCAAACTAAAACCAAATATTATGTTTATATATTATTGCAAAAAATGTAAAATTGAAAAAAAAATTGAGAAAGCTACTTTGGAAATTGTGGATTCTAAAATTAGAACAAGGGAGGCAAAATGCAATTGTGGAAAATACATGGTTGAGGTTGAAAAGAAATTTGGTGGCTTTCCTACACTAATTAGAACAGAGCCAACACTAACAAAGAAATAATGGGAAAAGGTAGAAAAAAAACCCCAACAGTATTAAAAGAAATGCAAGGAACTGCAAGAGCGGACAGGGTTTTAGATAATGAAATGCAAGTTGATTTGGTTATTAATTTGCCAGAAGCTCCTGAGTTATTATCTACAATTGGTGTTGAGGAATGGTACAAAGTAACATCACAATTATTTAATTTAAAAATGCTGCATCACATTGATCTTAGACTTATTGAAAGTTACTGCAATGAGATGGCCTTATATATTGAGTGTGAATCTGAACTAAGAAAAAATGGAAGAGTAGATATATTTAAAAATACTAATGGTGATATAATTAGAAGTCAAGCAAAGCCATATGTAAAAATGAAAAATGACGCTTTAAATAATGCATTAAAATTGGCAGCACAATTTGGATTAACTCCAGTTGCAAGAGCAAATATATCAGCTCCAGTAACAACAAACAATACACAAATAAATAATTACTTTGACTAAGTTTTACTTTGATGATAAGGCAGCAAATAAAGCTATTGGTTTTATTGAAACATTTGTTACCCATACAAAAGGAGAACTAACTGGAAAGCCATTAAAATTAGAAGAGTGGCAAAGTAAAATTGTTGGCGACATATTTGGCTGGAAAAATAAAAAAACAAATCTCAGAAAATACAGAACAGTATTTATTGAAGTTCCAAGAAAGAATGGCAAATCAACTTTGTGTGCTGCTATTGGTTTATATATGTTGTTTGCTGATGAAGAAAGAGGTAGTGAAGTTTATAGTGCTGCTGGTGATAGACAACAAGCTGGAATAGTTTTTGAGATAGCCAAAGGAATGATTTTGCAAAGTCCAGAATTATCTGAAAGAGGCAAGGTGTTTAGAAACTCAATTGTGAATGAATCAAAAGGAAATTACTATCAAGCAATTAGTTCTGATTCTAAAACCAAGCATGGATTTAATGCCCAATGCATAGTTTTTGACGAATTACACACTCAGCCAAACAGAGATTTGTGGGATACATTAACAACATCAACTGGATCAAGAAGGCAGCCATTGACTATTGCAATTACAACAGCTGGTTATGATAAGCAATCTATTTGTTATGAAATATATTCTTATGCTAAAAAAGTAAATGAAGGAACTATAAAAGATGATTCATTTTATACTGTAATATATGAAGCAGAAAATGATGATGATATTACTTTAGAATCTACTTGGAAAAAAGCAAATCCAAATTATGGTGTTAGTTTAAGAAAGGAATACATGGAAAGAGAAAGCCAAAGAGCTGTTGATGTTCCATCATATCAAAATACATTTAGAAGATTAATGCTTAATCAATGGACAGATTCACATAGTGCTTGGCTTACATCTGGTGAATGGGAGGCTTGTAATCAAGATTTTGATTACTCAATATTGGAAGGAAAAGAATGTTGGGGTGGATTAGATTTAGCATCAACAAGAGATTTAACATCATTTGTATTACTGTTTAATGTAGATGGCAAGTTTATTTTTATTCCTTATATATTTATTCCAGAAGAAAATGCAAAAAAAAGAAGTGAAAGAGATGGTGTTGATTATGTAACTTGGTTAAGAGATAAACATATTTATTCAACTCCAGGTGATGTTGCTGATTATAGTTTTATAAAATCTAAGATAAATGAGCTATCTAAAAAATATCGTATTCAGTCAATATGTTACGACAGATGGAATGCATCACAATTAGTAATTGATTTACAAAATGATGGAGCGAACATGGATCCATTTGGTCAAGGATTTGTTTCAATGTCAATGCCAACAAAAACATTAGAGGCTGAAATACTTTCTAAAAATATTATACATAATAATAATCATTGCATGAATTGGTGCATTAGCAATGTAGCATTGCAAGAAGATCCAGCTGGTAATATTAAGATTTCAAAAAATAAATCTAAAGAAAAAGTTGATCCAGTTGTTGCTTTGGTGATGGCTTTAGGCTGTCATCTTACAACTGAAAGTGGTGATAGTATTTATGATACAAGAGAAGTTTTGGTTTTATAAATATGTTAATAAATAACATACATATAATTTTTTTATAACTTTTTATAATAGTATTATTGTGAAAATAAAAATTTCACATTGACTTTACTCGAAAGAATTACAAACGTATTCATTCCTCCTAAAACTCAAAAAAGAGATTTATCTCTTAATACAATTTTCCCAGATGCAAATGTTTTTGACACTGACAAAGCCTTAACGCTTACAGCTGTTTGGTGTGCAATAAGATTACTTGCAGAATCAGTTTCATCATTGCCTATTTCTGTTTTTACTAAACAAGCTAATGGTGATAAATTAGAAGATACTAAAAGTCCAATTTATAATCTTGTTAAATTTAAGCCAAACTATTATCAAAACAAAATAACATTTTTTGAGTTTATAATGCTCAGTATTTGTACTGAGGGAAATAGTTATGTGCAAATTGTCAGGAATAATTCTGGAACTCCAGTTCAATTAATATGTTTAAGCCCAAGCAATGTTACAGTTGTTGTAAATAATAATGAGCTTTTTTATCAAGTAGATGGTGGAAGTGTTTTAGATTCATCTGATGTTTTACATTTTAAAACAATAACTGATGATGGTGTTACTGGATTAAGTCCAATTGATCAATGTGCAAAGGCTTTAAACTGGGGTGTTAGTTTAGAAGAGTTTGGCTCAACATTCTTTTCAAATGGAGCAAAGCCAAGTTCAATATTACAAACTGATAGAGCGTTAAGTGATACAGCATTGCAAAGACTAAAAACAAGTTTTAATAATACCTATGGTAAATTAAAAAATAGTAATTCAACCATTGTATTAGAGGAAGGGTTGACATTTAAGCCAATTTCTATTAGTCCAGAACAAGCTCAGTTTTTAAGCTCAAGACAATTTAGCATCGAAGAGGTTGCAAGAATATTTAATGTTCCTCCTCATATGCTAAAAGATTTAAGTAAATCAAGTTTTAATAATATTGAAATGCAATCACAAGAATTTGTAACATACACATTGATGCCTTATATAACAAGAATAGAGCAAGAGATGAATCTTAAATTGTTTAGAACAAATGAATTAGGTAAAACATTTATTGAGTTTAATGTAAATGGATTGTTAAGAGGTGATGTAAAATCAAGAACTGAGGCATACAAAACAGCAATCACAAATGGTTATATGTCAATAAATGAAGTAAGACAAAAAGAAAATATGAATTCTATTGATGGTGGTGATAAACATTTTATGCAAATGAACATGACAACAATAGATAAAGTTGGAGAGGATGCCAATACCAACTCCTAACTTAAACGAAACAGTAGGTGATTTTATTGACAGATGTATGTCAGATGAAATCATGGTTGAGGATTTTGAAGATGAAAAGCAAAGATTAGCTGTTTGTAATACTCAATTAGAAAATAAAAAAAATAATAATAATATGGAAAAAAGAATATTTAACGTAGAAACAAGAGTTGATTCAACAGATGATGGAAAAGATGTTGTTGTTGGCTATGCAAGTGTTTATGATTCAAGGTCAAATAATCTTGGTGGATTTTATGAGTTTGTAGAAAGAGGTGTGTTTAATGAAGATTTAATAAACTCTTCTGATGTTCGTAGTTTAATAAATCATGACCCAAACCTTATACTTGCAAGAAGTACATCAGGAACACTAAAATTATCAGCTGATGAAAGGGGATTAAAATATGAGTTTGAAATGCCAGAAACATCTTATGGAAAAGATTTAGCGATCTCAATGAAGCGTGGTGATATTACACAAAGTTCTTTTGCGTTTACTGTTGCAGAAGATGAATGGTCAACTGATGATGAGGGAAACAACATTAGAACAATAAAAAAAATAGATAGGCTTTATGATGTTAGTCCAGTAACTTATCCAGCTTACAACATGGCTGAAAGTGATTTAGTAGTTGCTAAAAGAGGCTTAAAAGAATATCAAGAAAGTTTAGTTGAGGAAACTAAAGAAGAAATTATTGAAGAAAAAGAAAACAATTTAGTGAGAGGTTCTCTTATCTCATTAAATATTGAATTAAAAAAGAGAAAATAAATTAAAATAATTAAAAAATGAAAACATCAATCGTATTAAAAGAGGAAAGATCTGATATTATTTCTCAGTTGGAAAGCATTAAAGATGTTGCTACAACTGAGGAAAGAGATTTATCTTCTGAGGAAAATAATCAAGTAGATGGATTGTTAACAGAAGTTGACAATTTAGATGCTAAAATAGAAAGAGCTGAAAAAATGGAAACAATAAAAAGAAATGCTGCTGTTATTTCTGGAGTTACAAGCACAAAAGAAGAAAAAGAAATAAGAGATTATTCTTTTCAAGATGCTTTATCACAAGCTGCAACAGGTAGAATTGAAGGGCTTGTAAAAGAAATGGACCAAGAAGCAAGAAATGAGTCAAGATATACTGGACAATCTTACAAAGGAATTGGTATTCCTTCAAGCATATTAACAAGAGCTGCTGTTGGAACTGCTGCTGGTAATGCAACTCAAGTTATGGCATGGACTGACCAATTAGAAGCAAACTTAGTAATGGCATCTGCTGGAGCTAATTTTTATTCTGGAGTTAACAACATGAAATTCCCAGTATTTTCATCAATTAATTCTGGATTTGTTGCTGAAACTGGTGGATCAGCTCCAGCTGCAAATGGAACTGCAACATCTTTGACTTTAAGTCCAAAGAAATGTATTTCTATTGTAAACGTATCAGCTGAGGCTGTAACTCAAAATGCATCAATCGAAGCTGCATTAAGAAGAAACATGGCTCAATCAGTTGCTGCAACTATGGAATCAGCATTTTTAGCTAATGCTGACGTTACTAATGCGCCGACATCTTTGTTTAATGACGCAACATCTTCTGCAACATCTGCAATTTCTGTTGCTAACGTTGAGAAAATGGAAACTGATACTTTAGCGGCTGACGTTAATTTAGAAGGATCAAGAATGGCTTACATTATGAATCCAGCTGCTTATGCTGACGTCAAAGGTTTAGCTCAAGTTGCTTCTGTTTCATCATTATATGATAATGCTGATAAGAGATTAAATGGATATTTCTCATTTATTACATCTAACTTGAACTCTGGTGGAACTGCTTCAAAAACTGCTGCTTTATTTGGAGATTTCTCTAAAGTACACATTGCTCAGTTTGGTGGATTAGATGTTATTTATGACATTTACTCTGGTGCTGGAACTGGTGAGCCTCGTTATGTATTAACATCTCTTGTTGATGCTGGTGCTGTTCAATCATCTACATTCCACAAAAACTTGGAAGCATAGTAGATAATAATTAATTTATGAAAAGGGGTGGTGGAATTACCATCATCCCTTTTTTTATAACTAAATAATATGAAAACATATCAAGTAATTACTCCAGCATCTACTTATCCAGTTTCTTTAACTGAGGCTAAATCTCATTTAAAAGTTGATACAACTGCTGATGATACTTATATTGAATCTATTATAAAAGCTGCAACACAATTAAGTGAAGAGTACACAAATAGATTTTTTATTGATACAATTATTTTACAAACATGTAGTGATTTTGCACAGCTACAAACTTTATTTAAAAGCAAAGTAAGTGCTGTTGATTCTATTAAATATTATGATAGTGATAATATAATACAAACTTTGGACTCGGCTGTTTATGAAACTCAGTTACAATATGAGCCATCACAAATTGAATTAGCTGATGGCAAAAGCTTTCCAGCAATAACAAAAAGAAATGATGCAGTAAGAGCAAGATATACAGTTGGTTATGGAAGCTCTGCAAGTGATGTGCCAGAGATTATAAAACAAGCTATTCTTTTAACAATAGGAAATTTTTATCAAAACAGAAATAGTGTTGTAATAGGTAGAATTGCAACTGAATTACCAATGAATGTTAAATGGTTATTAGATACATATAAAGTTCAGATAGTAGGATGACAATAGGAGAACTTGATAGAAGAGTTGAAATTTATACAGTTAGCACAACAGCTAATGATTATGGGGAATTGACAAGATCATATAGTTTATTTAGAAAAGTATGGGCTGCAATAGAATGGAAAGGTGGAACAGAAAAATTAGATGAATCAGATAAAATAACTGGAATGATAAGACTTCATGTTTATATTAGAAATTTAGATATGGGAACTTTAAATTTACAATCAAGATTAACTTATGATAGTAAATATTACTTTCCAAAGGTTATAAATGAAATTGATGGAAGAGATGCGTTTTTAGAAATAATTTGTGAGAATAAAGATTAATGGCTAAGTCAAATATAACAGTTTTAGGAACAAAAGAATTAAATGATTTGTTTATGCAATTACCTAAACAAGTTAAAAAAAATACTATTTGGCAAAAGTTTTGGAGAAAAAATAGTAAGCCTTTTATTGATGCTGCTAAATCAAATCTAAATGGTTTGACTGGACAACAGAATCAGAAGGATAAAAAAAGAACTGAACAATTAAAAAGAAGTATTGGATATTTTACAACAAGAGCAAGTAGAAAATATTTAGGTGGTTTTGTTGGTCCAAGAGTAAAAGGTAGATTTAAAAGTAAAGATAAGAGTGGTTATTATGGAGCATGGATTGAATATGGTAGTGAGGTTAAATTTGGTGGAAGAGGTTATGGAACAGATCAGCCTTTTATAAAACCAGCTTGGCAAAGTAATTATTTAAAAGCAACACAAAACAGCATGAGTGATGCTGAATTTGTAATGGCAAAAGCAATAAAAAGTCATGAAAGAAAGTTGCAGAAATATGGTAAATTTGGATATTAAATGGAAATAGGAAAAGCACTATATAGTATATTATTTAATGATGTTGATGTAAAAACATTAGTATCAACAAGAATATTTCCAAATGTTGCTCCGCAAACTACTACATTTCCTTTTATTATTTATGATGTTACTGGGATTCAGCCAAATGATACAAAAGATGGAGCATCAACATTAGATACAAATGATGTAATGATTTCTTGTTATAGTGAAACATATTCACAAGCATCTGATTTAGCTAAGAAGATTAGAATTGCAATGGATAGAATTAATGAGGGAACATATAGTGGTGAACAAATACAATCAAGCCAATTTCAAAGTTATAATGATATTTTTGATGATACAAGTGGTGATGCTGGAATATACAGAAAGGCTTTAGATTTTGAAATTAGACAAATTAATCCGACAAGTTAAAAGAAAATAATATGAAAATAAAATTAAATAAAAATTGGAGGTATGCTGGTCAAGTAATAATGGCTGGAACTGAAATGGAAATAAAAAATGAAGAAACTATTGCTTATTTAAAAGACAATGGTTACTTAAAAGAAAAAAAAGAAAAAAAAGCAAAAGAAAAAATTGCTAAAGAAAATAATTAATTAATATAAAAAAGAAAAAAAATGGCTATTTTAAATGGAACTGAAATAAAAGTTTATAGCACTGGAACAACTAATCTTGTTGCATTTGCTCAAAACTGTACGTTGAATGTAAATCATTCACCAAGAGAAATTACAAATAAAGAAAGTGCTGGAAATAAAGAAATTTTAGAAGGATTAAGAGATTTCTCAATTGATATTGATGGTGCTTATGCATGGACAAATGCAGCTGGAGCAGCTTTAACAAATGGTGCTGATGATGTTTTACAAACAAATATATTGGCTAATAGATTGCAAGTAGATTTTATATTTGGTGATACTGCATCAACAAGTGATGTTAGTTATGCTGGTAAAGGTTACATCACATCTATGAGTTTTACTGGAGGAACAGAAGATACTGCAACTTACTCTCTTTCTATTGAGGGAACTGGAGCATTAGCTCAAACAATAAGCTAAAAACTTAGGTGAGGAGCTTTGGTACTTTTTGTTTAGTACCATTGCTCCAAACCTTACTAAACTAAACAAAAAATGAATTATACTTTTATAGAAATAAATAAAGAAAAACTGCCAATTAAATTTGGGTTTAATGCATTAAGAAAATATTCATCTAAAACAAATACATCATTACAAGATTTAGATAAACTTGGTGTGGACATGACATTAGATGGTGCGTTAAATTTAATATATTGTGGCATTGAAGATGGGCATAGAGCTGCAAAGCAAGAGTTTAAATTAACTATTGATGATTTAGCTGATTTAATTGATAATGATTTTGATTGCATAGGTAAAGCAATGGAGATATTGGCTGAACAAATGGGAGGAAATACTGAAAAAAAGCAGAAAGCCAAGAAGTAAAAAATAAACTCTCTTGGCGAGAATTAGAAAAAATTGCTTTTGGACAGTTAGGCATGGGAGTAAATGAGTTTTATGATTATTTGCCTAAACATTTTTGGAATAAGTTGGATGGCTTTTATGAGCTTGAAAATATTAGGGAAAGAGGTAATTGGGAAAGGACAAGATGGCAAACAACTTTGTTGTTAAACATCCATATGTCAAAAGGCAAAAGGTTAAAGCCAACTGATTTGATAGAGTTTGAATGGGATAAAAGTAGTAAAAAAATAGATTACGAAAAATTAAAAGCAAAGGCAGAATACGTTAAAAAAATGTCAGAACATAAAAATAACAAATAAATGGGATTAGGTTTAGTTGGTAAATTGACTGTAATGTTTGGAGCTGATTTTAAAGGCTTTGACAAGTCAATGAAAAATGCTCAGAAAAAATTAGGTCGCTGGAGTAGAGATGCTAATAGAATTGGAAATCAGTTAACAACAAATCTTACTTTACCTATTGTTGCTTTAGGAGCTGGAGCTGTTAAATTAGCCTCTGATTTTGAGGAATCCTTAAACAAAGTGAATGTAAGTTTTGGCGAATCTTCTAAAGAAGTTGAGGCATTTGCAAAAACAACATTAAAAAGTTTTGGTATTGCAGAGGGATCAGCATTAGAAATGGCATCTTTATTTGGTGACATGGGAACATCTATGGGTTTAACACAACAACAAGCCTCTGGAATGAGTACATCCTTAGTTGGTTTAGCTGGGGATTTATCATCATTTAAAAACATAAGGCTTGATATAGCCCAAACAGCTTTAGCAAGTATATTTACTGGAGAAACTGAATCTTTAAAAAAATTAGGTATTGTAATGACAGAAGCAAATCTTAAGCAATTTGCATTGGAACAAGGCATTACTAAAACTATAAAACAAATGACTCAAGCTGAAAAAGTTCAGCTTAGATATAATTTTGTTATTTCTAAATCTCAAAATGCTTTAGGTGATTATGCAAGAACAAGTGATGGTGTTGCTAATAGCACAAGAAATTTACAAGAAAGTGTTAAGGAATTAGGAGAGCAATTTGGAAAAGAATTATTACCATTAGCAAGTGATTTGATTAAAGTTTTAACTGGTGTTGTTACAAAAATTGGCAGCATGAGTGATGAAAATAAAAAGTTAGCCATCAACATTGCTTTAGTTACTGCTGCATTTGGTCCATTGTTTAAAGCTGCTGCTGCATTTTTAAGTGTCGTTCAAAAACTAATAATATTTATTCCAAGATTATATGCTGTAATAATGGGACCAGTTGGAATTGTTGCAGCCTTAGCAGCTTTATTTATAAAATTAGATGAGAGTGATGGTTTTGTTGATAATACAAGAAAAGGATTTCAGAAATTAAAAAATGCAATATTTGGAGTAAATGAGGAGGTTAAAAAATTAGATTTTAGTTTAATGCAAGACATTGCAAAAACTGATCCTAATGACATAAGAAATAGGATGTTAGCTGGTAAAATACCATTTATAAAACCACCAGCAAAAAAAACAACGCCAAAAGGTAAAACAGCAAGAACAGATGAAACATTTGTTGCTGCAATGGATTCATTGCCAGTACAAAAACTAAACGAAGAACTTGCAAAAATACCAGACCAATTAAAAAATGTAGAGGCTCCATTAAGACAGCTTTCACAAGCACAAAAAGAATATAATGCATCAACAGAATTATTTGGTGATATTATGTTTAATTCTATGATGAGAGCCGCTAACAGTCAAGAAGGATTTTTTAGTTCTTTTATAGAAAACATGAAAAAAGCATTAAAACAACTTATGATACAATTAGCTGTAATGACTGCTATAAACTTTTTATTAGGTGGTAAAGGCTTTTCATTAGGTGATGCTTTTTCAGCTGCAAAAACATCTATATTAGGATTAGCAAGTGGTGGATTAGTTACTGGTCCAACTATGGCTTTGGTTGGTGAAGGAGCTGGAACAACAGCATCTAATCCAGAAGTGGTTGCTCCATTAGATAAATTAAAAGAAATGATAAATGGTGGGAATGGCATTCAGCAAGTTGAGGTTTATGGTAGAATTAGTGGAAACGATATTTTTATAAGTA